TCGGATTGTGGTGTTTGTGCAAATCTACGGAATTGTCAATGGCGTTCAGTTCTTTTTGTGTCTGAACCATGATCGTTGTTTTGGCGAGTTCCGTCTTGGCCTGGTCGAGGCTGATGTTTCTGCGGTTCGCGTAGTCAAGCGTTGCCAACTGGCGACGGGCCTCGATCTCATGCAGTCGGATCGTCGCGTCGACCTGCGTCTGCTGCTGCTGCGTCTCGACCTTCTTGCCCTCAAGCACATTCGCCGCCTGCTCGATCACACCCTCGGCCTGTACCGTCTGCTGATCGGTGGTCTGCTTCATCACGCCGAGCTTGATATTCGCGTCGGCATTGATCTTCGCGACCGTCACGGCTGGCGCCTCAGGTGGCGGCGCGGCGTCGATCTTCGCCTGCTCCTCTTCGGTATACATCAAATCGTCCGGGTTGAGCCGCTTCGATTTATACAGGACCCTGGCGTATTTCTTTGGGTCGGTGCCGTAAATTGGATTGGCCGCGAGGCCGCCCATTTGCTGGATGAACTGATCCTGAATGGCTCGCTCAACCAGCGCGCTCGATCCATGCGCGTCTATCTGGTATTCGCCCTTTTCCTCGTTCGGCACCTCGTCGTCGAGCAGCAGCCACTCGTAAAACTGCCGCACCACCGGTTCTGTGATGTTGTCGTCAAACGCGTAGCCGATCGAGCGGAGCAATTGGTTGGCATTGTTGTTCTGCAACTGCGCCGCGCCGAATGTGTCCGGCGTCGTGGCGCCCGACTGGCCCTGGCTGATCAACGGGATCGAGGTCGTTTCCTCGGCCAGACGTTCGCCGAACTCGACGATCTTCATCATCTGGTCGGTTGTGTTTGGGATCTGGATGGCGAGAAAGGCGTCCTGCATATTGGTGCCGCCCGCGTCTTGCATTGCCCGCCAGATTTTCCCGGGGGTGATATCCCAGGTGCCATCCATCGGCCACAACACGGTTGGATCGATCACGTATTGGTTATCGGCCGACTTCCCGGCGTTGTTCAGCATGGCGCGCAGCGACGCATTCACAATGCGCTGCGGCGTCCGCATCTGCTCGCCGACGCCAACCCCCGCCCAGTGTCCGCCGCGACGTTGCCATGGCATGGAGTGATAGTTGAACTCGCCGCTGTCCAGCGGGTTGATGATGGCGCGGACCACGCTGTCGTTGATCAGCGTTACGATCACGTGGACCTGATCCTGACTTTTCCCCGGTGGCGAAGGCTTGCCGGACGCCGCGTTGATCGCGCCCATCTCCTCGCTGGTCAGGGTTCCGGTAAAATACCAGATTTGGTACCGGTCTTTCTGGCGTTGCTGGCTCGATAGCCGGTCGCTGTTCTGGTAGGATTTGTTCGGACCCTCTTCCAGGACTTTGTCGATCTGCGCCGCGATGTAGCCGGGGAGTTTCTTCAGCCCCTTGACCTGGCGCGCGGACATGTGGTCGCATTCGAAGATGTAACTGCCGTTGTGGATGTTTTCGCCACACGCGGGATCGGGGTAAATGTTCCAGTAATCGACCCACGCCACCACGGGGACGATCTTCTCCTTGATCGTGAGCTCCACGCCGTCTTTCGTCTTCGTCAGCGCGATGACCCGCTTCACCTTCGGTGTCGGCGCCTTCAACACGCCAACGCCGATCCGCGCCGCGTCGGCGATCACCTTGCGGATTTCGGGGCGGTACGCACCCTGGATCATCCAGTCGTAAATACGGGTCTCGGCCGCCTTGGCCTTTTTCCGCGCCATTTCAATGTTCTCGACGGCGAGGTCTTTGACGGTCAGCGGCGCGCGTTGCGGCGGGGCTCCAGGCGCGGCGGGTGCGCCCGGTGGCGGTGCCTCACCCGGGGCCAGAGGCCTCGTCAGCGGCACGCCCAGATCGCTGTGCACGACCTGGCTTTCGTCTTCTCGGGCCGCGATCAGATCCGGCACCGGCATCGCGTCGAAGCTGAATGCCTTGTCGTCGGCCGGCAGCAGGATTTCACCCAATTTCGCCGCGCCGGCATCGACATAGCGCGACGTCAGGCGAACGAACGCGGTGGATTTCTGATCGTCGCGTCGCGGGCCGCTTCCCACCGTGACCGGGCCGTCCATCGACATCGGCTTGGCCCAACGCATATCGGCGAACTCGTGCCGGTTGGCGTCGTCGATCCCGACATAGGCTTCCTCGGCCTCGATCCACGTCGCCTCAATGCCGGATGACTTCCGAGCCGCGCGTGCTTCGTCACGTTTGGCGGCGATTTCCACGCCGATCGCGTCGAGCAGATTGGGTTCGTTCTCATCGTCGACGTGCGGGGCGATTGCCTCGCGGACGTCGTCGGGGAAGGAGGAGAGGGTGTCGCTCAACGGCAGAAGCCGAGTGGCGCGCGGGACGACACGCGCATGATCGGCGTGCCATGCTGGTCGACCAGGCCGGTATCAATGGGGTCGTCCGAGACAATAATCACGTCCAGCCGTTCGCGCGGTTCCGCCCAGACGTAATCCTCGCAACGGATGGCGCGCTTGGTCGTTTTGGTGATGTAGCGGGTGACGGACATCAGGTGTTGGGAGCGGCCTCAGGCGTGGGCTTCGTCGCGGCGCTCACCGCATCCGCGATACGCTTCTGTATTTCCGCCTCACGTTGCGGGGCCTGCGCTTCCTCGATCAGGCGCATCGCGAGAAGGTCGGATTCCAGGCGCGTGCCGCCGTTGCGAAGGTGGATCACGAGCGTGTTGACGATTTCGTCGGAGAGAGTGACTGGCATTGGAACTCCAGAAAGTGGGGATTACGCGCCGATCAGGCCGTGCGTTGTGAGCGCCGCCTGAAGCGACATCACCCGCCCGGCGAGTTGCGCGAGGGTGACGGTGCTGGTGGCGAAGGCGGTGCTGGCGTCCGGAGTGCCCGTCATCGCGGTCCAACCAGTGGCGCGCGCGCCGACAACTTGATTGGTGCTGACTTTGTAGGAAACGCCAGTGAAGTTCCCGGAGCCGTCGATTTTGGCCGCGAGGTTGGCGAAAAAGACGGTGTTGTCGTTAGCGCAGAGCAGCGTCTTGTTCGCGTTGGCACTAATGACCTGAACGGGGAAAGTGCCCCCTGAGTTGTCACTGCCGATTACGTGCAGCAGCTCCCCCGCGCCCGGCGGTGTCAGCGTTCCCAGGCTCATCCTGCCAAGGCTGACGATGTGCCCAGAGGGGTCAGCGTTGCGGATGAAACCGTAAATCGTCGGCACGCTACCGGCGCCAGACATCGGTTCATTGTCGATTGCGTAATACTGAGCGACGGCGCCGACCGTGACATTATCCTGGTTTAGTTGGGCCTTCATGCCAAACATGGAACCGCTTGCGGTGCCCGTCGACTTGTTGCTCATGATCGCCAGATAACTGGCTGCCGTCCCCGTGATGGACCCAAAATTCTCCAGACTGGACTCGTGGTTTTCAATGGCGGTGATCGTCGCCCCCAGCGCGATATTCGCATAAGCGTGCATCACGTTGATTTCGCCTTGCGCGGTTCCGGCGGCGGCCGCGACGTTCACGAAAGAGGTCAGGCCCTCCCAGATGTTCGTTCCTGTTGTTGAATAGGTCAGAGTCGTCTGGAACATCGTCTGCCGATTGAGCGGCAAGAGAAGCGACGGATCGGCGTTGATCGCCGTCTGGAACGTGTAGGCAAGGCCGGTGAGAGTGCCGGTTCCGACTTTGATCCCGCCGTTCGCGCTGGTGAGACCCGTGACACCAACGGTGGCGCCGAACGTGGTCGCGCCAGTGACAGCGCCGCCCGCCAACGGCAGAAACACCCCACCCGCCGTCACGGCCTGCAACGTCGTCCCATCACTCTGATACCGCGTGTACGGCGCCACATTCAGCCGGTACGTCGCGTTCAGGTCCGCGATCATCGCCGTCGAAGGCGAGGCGATCTGCCCAGCCGTGAGATCGACCGGCGTCCAGATACCATGCGGCCCGTTGGCGTTCGGGCTTTCGATGCCGGCCGGTGCGCCCGTCACCGGATCGACCAGCAGCTTCAGGTTCGCCGGCCAGTTGCGGGGAACGAACGGCGTCACCGTCGAGCGGAATGATGGGAAGATGGTCATGTCAGGTCCTCATTCCGCGTCTGCGATCAACCGTGTTCCAGGTTGGATGAGGTGGCGGCGGTTTGTCCATCCGTGGCGACGTTCAGTGCGGTTTGCGCATCCTGGAGATCGCCCATCGGTGCGGCCGCTGTGTTCGATGCGAGCTCTGGCGCCGCGTGAACCTCAGCCTCGCTCACCACCTCAGCCACCGGATCAATACCAAGCTCCGCCAGGATCGCGCCAGCCACGTGTTCGTCATCCCACTGCCGGGCGTAGCGCTCGCGTTCCAGAATGGCGGTGAGGCGTTTGAGGTTGGTCATGTTGGTGTCCTTAACTAGATTTTGAACGAATCAGTCCACGGCCAGCGGTTCGCCCGCCTCGATGACGCTGTTGGCGATGCCTTTCCGCACGACGTCGGCGGCGGCTTCGAGTTCGGCCAGCAAAAGACGAGCGCAGGAGGCGTCCTGACGATCGAAGTAGACCACGCCATCGCTATCTGACTTGTCGCCGATCCAGTCCGTCACGAGCGGCAGAAGTCTGGTGGTCAACTCGAAATCGAACGTGAATATGCCGAGGCTTATCTCCGGGAACCCGCGTTCGCAGGAGATGCACGCCATGGCGTTCTCTTCGATGACATCGACGACGATCTCCATGCAATCCAGAGCGGTTTTCTGGTCGATATCATTCCATCCCCACATTGCGAAGTTATCGTCATTGCGGATGGAAATATCGTATTGGTTGGTGATCCACTTACCTTTCACCCGAGCATACCCATGGATCGATCGATGTTCCGGAACGGATCGATCCGAGGCACGTTCACCTCGTCCTCCGGACTGGTCGATCCCTGGACGCCGGTGCCAAAAGCATCGGCGCCGTGCGAAGCGCCGTCGTGGACCGGGTCGGCTCGCCAGACCCCCATGTGTTCGTTCCACTGGCGACGGTAGGCCCGCAACTGCTTCAGCCCAACCTCGCAGCCCCTGGCGTCGAAGAACGAACGCGGCAGGATCAGGCGCGCGGCTGAAACG